GTTACTATATCTGAATACCAAAGTAGAATTACCGAATTTCTTTGCTCTGCTGTCATAAAAAGATGTGAAACAACAGAAAGACCTGTTGCTTGTTTATTAAGCGGAGGACTTGATAGTAGTCTAATTGCTGCTCTTGTAGCTAATTATTTTAGAATTGAAGGAAAGACTATTGAAACTTATAGCATTGGTCTAGCAGAATCAGAAGATATTAAGTATGCCAGAGTTGTTGCTGATTATATTGGTTCAAAACATCATGAAATAATTGTTACCGAAGATGATATGTTTAATGCAATTCCAGAAGTAATTGAAGCATTAGAAAGTTATGATACTACAACTATTAGAGCTAGTCTTGGCAACTATTTAATTGGTAAGCATATTGCAAAACATTCCGAAGCAAAAGTTATTTTTAATGGTGATGGTTCTGACGAATTATTTGGTGGCTATTTGTATATGAATAAATGTCCAGATGACATTGAATTTGATAAGGAAACTAGACGATTATTAAAGGATATTCACCTATTTGACGTATTACGCTCGGACAAATCAATATCATCTAATGGTCTTGAACCTCGCACACCATTTTTGGACAGAACATTTGTAAATTATATTTTATCTATACCAGCCAAATTTAGAAATCATAATAATTTTAAAAATGAACCGGAAAAATATTTGCTAAGAAGAGCCTTTAACGATTATTTTGACGATAATTTGGGCAGAAAAATTTTGCCGGATCAAATTCTTTGGAGAAGAAAAGAAGCATTTAGTGATGGAGTAAGCTCACAAGGTCGTTCGTTATTTACCATTTTGCAGGAGAAAATAAGAGACCATTTAAACAAAGAATTAGATGGACTAACAACAAAATATATCGAACAAGAAAGATATTATTTCCCATATGAGGCAAATATTGAAACAGAAAAGAAATATTATAAACAAATTTTTGACAAATTGTATCCAAATTGTTCAGATATTGTGCCATATTTTTGGATGCCAAAGTATACAAATGCGACAGACCCTAGTGCGCGCACATTAACAATTTACTAATAATGTCTTACGGTTTACTGAAAAAAAAGCACTAACCAAATAATATTATCTATATAAAGTATATGAAATCAACTACTTTACATAAATATCAGGAACGTTTATTTGACTTAATTATTTATGTTTCATATTTTTTAATTATTGTCTCAGCTCTCGGGCTTTCCGAATCTGCACCAAAATACTTAGCTGATTTAGATTATTATATTCGAGTTTATATTTGCTTATTTTTAATGTGGCGTTTTAATCCATTAAGAACACATTATGAATTCACAGATTTAGACCGTAAAATAGCTTTTAGTGCTGGTGCGTTTATATTAACTACTACTGCACTTAATCAATATCTCGATATTATCAAGGAGTATATTAAAAATTTGATTTAAAATATAGACACACCAGAAGACGTTAATAATGTTTCAAAGTTTTATTTTTTCTTGCTCCTCTATTTTTAATAGTTCTGTTTTTGGTAGAACGATTGAAAAATGCCTGCAAATGTGAAATAATATGTTTGCCTAGAACCTTGTCTACTTCATATTCTTTTTCATCTTTTTCTACAACCATGTACTTAAATAATTTTATGTGTTCTAACATGATTTTATCAAATTCCTCGTCGTTTTTAATTATTCTTTTACCTACATCTGATTCTTTAAATCTTGACAACATATCTTCAAATGTATAATCGTAATAATATGGTTTAACATTTATATAATATATGTTATCATTAGCCATTTCAGGATAAAAAGAATCGTCCATAAAACAAATTTCAGCATCGGCTGGTATTTTGGTGCATTTAATTAAATCCTTATGCGTTTTATTTTGCGTAGTTCTACAAATCTCTACACGTTTACCGTTTATTTTAAATGCCGCAATTATTTGGTCTACTAATTTATAGTTGATTTTGCCTTCAAAATATTTGATAATATGGCGAGCCCATTCACGAGGACCAGTATTATTTGTATATATCATCATTTTATGACAGCAATTTGTTTTCTTTTTGCTCTTTAAGTAGGTTAAAATATTTATTATATTCGGGCGTAAAAAATCAGGAAATAAATCTAAAATATCGTCAAAATCAGTTTGTGTTAATTGGCTTTTATTTTTTATTTTTAAATAGTTTGCCAAACTATCCCAAAAAATTCCATATTGTGTAAAATATCCTAGTGTTTCGTCTAAATCAAAAACAACAATTTTCATTACTAATATATATTTAGAAATATGTGTATAAAAATATCTTAATTATTATTATAATGAATAACAAAATTGACATTATTAATGAACAATTTGGTAATTTTATAATGGCACCTACAATACCTCCACCGCCAATATCCGCACCCCCTGTATTTACTCCTGCCCCATCTATCAATAATTTCAAAAACGATAGCGAAAAATATATTATTGACAATAATACACTATATAAGAAACTTATTGACTTAGAAACTGAAATTAAAGTTCTAAAAAATATGATTAGCACTATAAATTATCCAAGACCTACATATTATCCTATGCAATCAACAAGTTATGGCGCACCACCATTAACTCAGAATATGAATCGTAATTATAATTTTAATATGTTAGGAGTTAATCCTAATCAATGTTAAAAGTTTAATTATTTTATTTGTAATTTATATAGTAAATGTCTGAACTTACAATAAATGATTATAAACATATTTTAGAATTCTACAAAAAACCTTTGCCTAAATCTAAACGTATATTAAAGTTACAAGCAGAGAGAATTCTAGCTAGTAAATTATGTCGTTGTATTAAGAAAGTTGACAAAACAAACGAATCTCGTGCTATTGGAATTTGCACAAAAACTATTATTAATAATAAAGGATATTCGCGTGGTAAATTTACTTGCAAAAAGAAACAGACTATTAAACTATCAAAAAAAAACAAAACTAAAAAAAATAAGCAATAATCAAATATTGTTTAGATATATATTTTATTTTGTTAATATATATGCCAAGAAAACAAACGCGTAGAATTAGAAGACGTAAAGTTAAGAGGGGTGGACAAGAACGTGATATTGAAATGGGACCAGAACCTAACGTTTCATATATGGGACCAGTACCACCTGACCCTAAACGATTTGAAGATTATGATTTAAAAAATGCGAAAAGAGAATTAGCCCGTCCAAGTTCTCCTGCTGAGACTGAAGCTTTTTTTGCAGGACCAAGTCCAGAACAAAAATTACAGAGAGAACAACAAATGATGGGTGATGAAGACCCGCTTAATAAAGACCCTTGGAATGATCTTACCATATTTGGTGATAGAGGTGGAAGAAGAACAAGAAAAAGAAGAAGAAATAGAAGAAAGAACTCTAGACACAGAAGACGTTAAATTAAATAAAAGAATATATTATTATATTATAATATGGCAAGTAAATATTATGATATTATTATTATTGGAAGTGGTATGAGTGGATTATATAGTGCATACAATATTAAAAATACTAGTCCAGGCACTTCTTTTTTGGTGCTTGAAAAGTATAAAAAAAACTGGATTGGTGGCAGAACTAGCAATGAACAATTTTACGGTACAGAAATCGTAACGGGGGCAGGAATTGGCAGGAAGGGCAAAGATAAATTACTTCATAAATTGCTTACTGAACTTCGTTTTCATTTGCCTGAATATACAGTAAATCCACATTATTCAAAAATGATGGATCATGTCGATGTAAAAAAAATTATGACTCATCTTAGAAGAGAATATAAGAAGTATAGAGGACAAAAACTTACTTTTAAAGAGTTTGCTACTAAAGTTCTTGGAGAGAAATTATATAAAAAATTTATTATATCAGCTGGATATACTGATTATGAAAATGAAGATGCACTCGAAACGCTTTATTATTATGGGATGGAAGATAATACTTGCTGTTGGCGTGCTTTTCATGTTCCTTGGCGCAAAATGGTTATGAAATTATATCATTATATCGGAGAGAGACATTTTAGATTTTCTAGCGATGTTATAGGAATTCAGCGTCTGCAAAATAAACCTTGTAAATTCCAAATAAATATTGAAAATGGTCAGCATTATTTGTGTAATCGAATTATTATTGCATCAACAATTGACACAATCAGAAATTTATTACCTGGCAACATAATTTATAACCGTATTGAAGGTCAGCCATTTTTAAGATTATACGCGAAATTTACAAAAAAATCAGCAGAAATTATGAAAGAATATGTAAAGGGGTTTACATTTGTTCCTGGTCCACTTCAACGCATAATACCTATGGACCCTGATAATGGTGTTTATATGATAGCTTATAATGATAATAATAATACATTAGCATTAAAAAAATATTTGAAAAATACGAGAGAAAATAGAGAATTATATGAAGTATTGTTAGAGAGATCATTAGGCATTCCAGAAAATTCTCTCCATATTGTTGCGATTAAAGATTATTATTGGCCAATAGGAACTCATTATTATACGCCATTAGACCAAACTTACAACTCGAGAGAAGATTTTATTGATAAAGCACAACATCCAGAAAAAGGTATTCTGGTTGTAGGTGAAGCTGTTTCAAGAAACCAAGGTTGGACTGAAGGTGCATTAGAAAGCGTAAAAGCTGTTTTAACTAAAAAATGGATTGAAAATATATGTTAATCTTAATTAAATATCACCATTTTGCCAATCAGTTTGTTTCTTTATTAACTCGAAGTTTTTATCACTTATTTTTTTAAATTCATCAAAATTCTTCTTCAAATTACTAATTTCCAACTCTTTATTTTTAATTATTTCTTCATTAAAATTTATAATTTTATCAATCTTCTCTTCCAATTCTGTAATCTTTTTATTTTTTTCTTCTAATAACTCTTCTACTTTTTTCATAATTTTATCTTCAAAAGCTGAGTTCATATTATAAGAAATTATATGATCAAACATAATGTCCGGTTCAATAATTTCACCATAATCATCTATATCTTTGGTTGATGCTTCCATATTTAATTTATTTTAAAAATATGTTATTAAATACTTTTTAATGTTTAAAATAAATAATATAAATGATATCCTATCGATGCAAATCCAAGCATCAATAATAGCTCAAAGAATTTACGGGTTGTTTTCTCTCCATTGTATCCAATATAAACTAACAATGGTCCTACGATAAACACATGAATCAAGTTTACCCATATTCCTTTGCCTGCTTTTAAGTAACCGTAAATTTTATATAAATGGTACAAAATAATAATAAATCCTAAATAGAATAATACTGAAAATAATCCACCATAAATTTTCTCTCTATTTATTCCTACATAAAGAAATAATCCACCAACTATTAAGATATGAAACAAATGTACTAACTTATGAGTATCCATATATTCTTAACAGATATTTTCTTTGTATTATATATAATGGAAGGAGAGAATACTCTTAAGGGTTTTAATTATGAGAATACCGAAACTAAGCAAATGGGTGGTATGAAAATTGTTAGGAAGGTATCTGTAAAAAGGGGTAAAGGCTATAAGAGCATTACTAAATATAGACGCGGTAAAAAAATTAGCAGTGTTAAGAAACCTATTCACGCTGAACATTTAAAGATGATTAAAGGTGGTAATTTTATAACAGGATTATTTAAAGATTGTGTGCACTGTAATAAAACGAGAAAAAGACATTAGCTTTTAATATATAACTAAAAAACATAAAGGATTAATAATATTATAATTAATGTCATTAAATATTGTTATACTTACAGGAATATTTTATTTAATACCAGGAAATGCCGAAATATGTTATCGTCACACTTCAGGATCTGGAAATATGGGTTTAACAGGAGTTTATTTAGATATTATAAATAAACGTAATTTTGTTTATATTTCTGGTTTAGCTTCAATAGTTTTATTATTCACACCATTTAAAATGGTAAGAGTTTTCACTTATTGCTTATTTTTATTTTCAATAATATTATATTTTAGTTCTATTAAGTGTTGGCACTTGTATATCAGATAATTTATAAAGCAAAATAATATAAAAAATTCATAATATATTATATATATAATGAATATAGAATTTGAAGAAATCAATAATAGTCTATTTGAAAATTCAAAAGTAACCATTTCAGTTGAGAAACGTGGTGGTAAAAGATTTATTACTAATGTGATTGGTATGGCTGAAGATTTAGATTTGCATAAGATTTTATCTTATCTTAAAAAGAAGCACAATTGCAGTGGTTCAATTCTTAAAGATGAAAAATATGGTGAAATTATGTCATTTACTGGAGACCAAAAAGAAAATATATACAACTTTTTAATAAATGAACAAATATATGATAAAGAAGATATAATTATTAAAGGTATTTAATTTACATTTTTCTTAAAATAGAATTATTTAGCTAAATGGTCTAGTGCAGATAACAAAACCATTTCTTGTTCAGTGAGTTTTTGAAATATTAAGTTTTTATCCATTGATATTTGAAAATGCTTATTTGAATATCCAAAATTTTTACAAACGCAGAATACACCATCGTCAGTTATTTTCATTTCACAAAATAATGCCCCTTTAGTTAAATGAATATTAGTTGGATCTTCAATTGGTATCCACCTAACATATGTGCCATATTTCAAGTCATTCATTTCATCGACATATTTATAATCTTTTAATTTGTTATAAATATCAATTGTCTCTTTTTTCGGTAAATGTAATTCCTTTAATATATTTAATGTCATCTCTCTAATTTTGTCTGTTGTAAAGTTGAAAAGTGTTTCATTTGATTCATCATCCAATGCTTGCAATAGTTTTTGCACATTCATTTATTAATTTAAATAAATAAATTTTATATTATTTAAATTAACATTTTTAATTATTTTTACCAAGAACCCCAGCTACCTCCTCCACCTAAAACTTCACTTGCTGGTCTTGGTTCAAATGGCTCCATAGCACCTGGTGTAGCAGCACCTACTAATGGAGTAGTATCTTGTCTATACATTGCATCGTAATTTGGCAATTGTTGTGGAGCCATCGTATTTTGGCTTCCTTGAGTAACATCATAAGTTGGTAATGAATTTATAGCTGTTCCATCTGTATAACCACCCATTGGTTGTCCAGTAACTTGTCCAGAAATTGGTTGAGAAACTTTTACATTACCATTTTTGCCATTTTTCTTTTTATTATCTTGCTTACCATTCCATAACTCAGAAATTCTGTCCACTAATATTGACACTTTCTCCCCGAGCTTTGTCTGTAAACTCATTGTAATCATCAAAATTGCTAAAATAATATAAACAATATGGAATTCTGGATAAGCAGCACCACTATATGTTGGAATATATGTAATAATTCTATGAATTAATAATAAACCAATAAACATAACAATTATTTGAATTATAACTTCTGCAGTAATTTCTAAACTACTTTTCTTATCATCTGATTCCGGAACATATTTTTGCATTGTCTTATTTAAAATAACAATTGGGATAATTGCAATTAATGAATATTGAAGTATATTTAGTATTTCAGATTTTGAATCATCATCAAAATTGAAAACATGTTTAAAGAAACTTTTTGAATCATCCGAGCTATCCATTATGTTTTATATTTAGAAATTAAATTTCTTAATTATTGTTACAATATTTAAATATATGTTAAATATATAAATGTCACAAATATCAAGTTTACCAAGTTCAGATGATTTGGTTGAGGTATATCATGGTGATGATATTGTTATGGATGTAAATGCTGTATACGACACAATGGTTAAAAGTTTCAAAGAAAAGAAAGATAAAAAGGAACTTATTAGATTTATGACAGAATATTGTAGGTTGGAAACTACTACACCTCAAGATATCTATGATTTAAAAAAAAAATTAGAATTAGATTTTTCAAAAGACGTTAATTGTGAATATTGTTATACATTCGGAACACCAGTCAATTATGGTTGCGATTTAAGGGAAATATTTTATGATAGAAATAACAAAATAACTGATGGAGGTGAAGAATTATTAGAAATATTCAACCAAAAAAAATTACCAGATATATGGCACATTATGACTGATATCGATGATACATTATATCCTAATACAGAACATGGAACTTATATTGCTGGTTCTGATATTTCATGGCATCAAAAAACGCCTTATCCAGGAATTAGAACATTTTATAATAAATTTTACGCAAAATTACCAGATTATTCACAATATAGTACCATCTTATCAGCAACACCCGGATGTTTAAAAAATAGTAAATTAAAAGATAAAAATGGATTACTTCATGGTATATTACATATATATGGTTTTATACAAGGTGTCGAGAGTAAATTACAGGTAGCTACTTATTCAGGTAATATCATAACTAACTGTGTTAGTGCATATTGTGGAACCTCTAATACTACTGATGTTGATAGTATTTCTGATTTATTCAAATTATTTGGAAACACAAAATTTGAAAGATTTAAACAATATTTGAATATTTTTCCAGAATATAAAATTTTATTTTTTGGTGATAACGGACAAGGAGATGTTTTAGCTGGAAAACAAATGGTAGAATACACTAAAGAATACACTGATAGATGCCATGTTTTTATACACAAGGTAAGTGAAAATGGGAGAACATTTAAAACTGTTAGTGAGGAGTCACAACAAATTGATCGTTTAAATTTTTTCACAAATTATTATGAAGCATCTAAGCAACTTCAAGAATTAGGAATATTTAACGCTGATGATGTTGATGCTGTTAAAAATGAAATTAATACTCAAATTAAAGTTAGAGAAAATTCAAGATTTGCAAACTTATATAATACTCTTAGTGGTGGAAAAACAAAAAAGACTAAAAATTATAAGTATAATTCAAATAAAACCAAAAAACACAAAAAAAGAAGTACAAAAAGAAATAAAAGAAAGCAAATTAAAAATAAAACAAGGTAAATAATTTAAAAACTTAGTGCTAAATATATTAATGGAACACTTGGCTGAAGAATATGCTACTGGAATAAATAGACAGGAAGAATGGCATGGAATTAAGATTGATGTTGAATATGAGCAAACTAACCAACAGATACAATCGACTAAAACTTCTGACAATATTTTTTCAAATCTAAAGAAGTTTCAACATGAAGAATATCAATACTTGAATATTCTTGAAAATATAATTGATAATGGTTTTTGGGAAGAGGGTAGAAATGGAAAAACGAAGAGTATCTTTGGTAACTCTATGCGTTTCTCTCTAAAGGATGGTAAGATTCCTATTTTAACGACAAAGAAGACTGCATGGAAGACTTGTCTAAAGGAATTGTTATGGTTTATTCGAGGCGAAACTGATAATCGTCTGTTAAAGGAACAAGGTGTTCATATTTGGGATGCAAATGCTTCCAGAGAATTTTTGGATTCAAGAGGGCTTACGAACTATCCAGAAGATATTTTAGGACCAATTTACGGTTATCAATGGAGATTTTTTAATGCTGAATATAGGCCATGGAGAATGTGCAATTGCAGTGTACCATACTCATGTTATTGCGGTGCACCTCAGAATGAAGCTGATGCTGTCGACCAACTTCAACAAATTATTGATGCGTTAAAAGACCCAAAACAGCGCACAAGTCGTCGTCTCATTATGTCAGCTTGGAACCCTTGTCAACTAGACCAAATGGCTCTCCCTCCTTGCCACATTTTATGTCAATTTAACGTGCATGATGGCAACAAATTATCGTGTGCAATGTATCAACGCAGTGGAGATTTCCCACTCGGTATTCCGTTTAATATTGCATCATACTCATTCCTGACACACTTGATAGCAAAACATTGTAGATTAGAAGCTTACGAGTTCGTCCATTTTGTTGGCAATTGTCACATCTATGAAGACCATATTGAACCTATGAAAGAACAGATTTTAAGAGAACCTTTTGAATTCCCAACAGTCTCTATAAAACAAATTAGAGAGAATATTAATGATTATCAAGTGGAAGATTTTGAGCTACATAATTATAAAAGTCACGATGCAATTAAGATGAAGATGGTTGCTTAAAATCTTCTCCATTAAAATATTTATAATTTTAAGAATATTATTTATAATAGAATTTTATCTTATTTAATTTTAAAATTTTTATTTAATTATGCGTAAGTTATTTAGAAACAAATTGTATTAATAATTATATTATGAGTTCACGATCACTTGCTGCTGCTAGAGCTAGAAGGGCTGGAGAAAATGCTCCACCTGTTAGTGGAAATAGACCTGTTACATCAATTGGCTCACAGGCCGCTTTTGCCCAACAAATGCCACAAGGTGTAAATTACAATATGCCTCCACCGCCAAATAATGTTAGAACCGCAAGAGCTATACAACCACCACAAAATCAACAATTTAATAAACAACCCTCTCAACAATATCAACAATATTTTGACCAACAACAAAAAAATAATCAACAACAACCACATCTACATCCAAATGGTCTACCATTTACCAAGTTAAGTATTTCAGATGCAATTGGATTAATTACATTACGTCTTGGAAGAGTTGAACAGTGGATTATTGATACAGACCATGAAAATGAAACTGCTCCTAAATTTAGTTCTGAAGGCATCAATCTACCAGATGGTCATAAAGTTATTGATAATGCGACTTTGACGACTATTATCAATCGTCTCGATTCACTTGAAAAGAACGGAGGCACAGGTGCTCCATCTGAAGATGTAGCTAAATTGATTGAAGATGTTAAATCTCTTACAGAACAATTTAAACGAATGGGTGAGGATGTTAGCAAACATACTATTGAACTCGCTAAGAATACTGAACAAGTATTTAGATTTAATAGAGAGCTTACTGAAACTAAGGACATTCTTAAATCATTTATGGTTAAGTATGATATGTTTACTCAAGAAACTGCTCAAAACTTTTCTGATTATGAGGTTGCTCTCGGAGATTTAGAAAGACGATTGCCAGCTGAAGCTGAAACTGAGATAGAAGGAAATAATATTGCTGATATTGATGCAGACCAAACTGGAACAAGTTTAAGTGATATTGATGGAGAGAATAACATAATTATGACCGTTGATTTGAAGAATATTATCAAGGAAGAATTAGCTAAAACTTAAATATTAAAACATATTAAAAGTAACTTTATAATTATATTTAATATGAATATTACGATTAATGACAAAAAGAAAAAGGAATTATTCATTTCAACGTTTCAATTGCTCAAAAGTTCATCAACTCATATCAATGCATCGTTTAACAAAGACAATATGCACATTCAAGGCATGGATAAATCTCACGTTTGTTTATTCGACCTTAATCTTAAGAAGGATTGGTTTAGCGAATATAATGTAAATGAACAAACTGACTTATGTTTTGATGCCAGTATTTTTTACTCTATAATAAGCACTAAAGGAGAAGACCAACAACTAGTTATTAAAAAAGATTCAGAAGAGGCATTATATATTGAACTCATTAACGGTGACAAAAAAGGCGACTATAGCAAATTTTTTACTATGCCATTGGTTGAGTATGAGTATGACGAAATGAATATCCCAGAGACGGAATATGATTCAGAGTTATCATTGCCATCTAAAAAGGTAACAGATATGCTTTCACAACTAAGCAATTTTGGCGACGATTTGAATATCAAATGTTCTGATGATTTTGTCGACTTTAAGACTAAAGGGACTTCTGGAGAGATGAGAGTAAATATCCCTGTAGATGACATGTCAAGTTATAGCGTTATTGAAGGTGAAGAAATAAATCTAAATTATAGCTTGATTTACATAAGCAAAATGTGCATAACAAATAAATTATCATCAGATATCGAATTTTGTTTAAGTAATGAATGTCCAATGAAAATCAAATATGATTTAGGTGATGATAGCTCATTATTATTTTACATCGCGCCTAAATTGGCAGACGATTAATTAAGACATAGAAATCTTCAATATTGCAAAAAATTTAATTTTTGAAAGTTGAAAAGTTTTTTGATTTTCAAAATTGGACAAAAATAAATGTCCAAATTTCGATCGCCAAAATACTCTTACGATAAATTTTTTTTGACTTGATAAATTATTTTTATCGTCACAATTTAAACGATA